AATAATGAACTTCCTATTATAGGTGATGATGGTAAACCTACAGGAAAATATCTTTCAGTTGGAGAGATTGCAGATAATATTGTTACAACTCTTACTACATTTTCAGATACTTTAGCTGATAAATTAGAAAAAGGAAAAGTTAAAGATGCAAGTAAAGCTTTGAAAAAATATGATACAATGATTGATAGATTATCTAAACTTTCTTCTTCTATGGACGGTTTATCAAAAATGTCTATATCTATAAAAGAATTAGCAGAAGGTATAGGATTACTAGGAACCAATTTAGATAAATTAAACATTGATAAATTAAGTGATTTAGTTGGTATTCTTTCCAAAAAATTAACAGCATTAAATAAAGGAGATGATCTTGGAAATGTTTCTACTGGATATTTAGAAAAAACAAACGATTTTGCAGTTTCAAATAAAAGAATAATAAATAAAACCTCTGAAGCAGCAACGCGTCCAATTTATAGTCCTATTGATAAAGGTAGAACATATAAATCTGATATATCACCACCAGCTTCTATTAATAAAAAGGAAATGGTTTCTACTTCTAAATATAGTGAAATAAGAGCAGGAAAGGAACCTAAACCAACTAATTGGGAAGAAGTTTCTCAAATGATAGGTGATCAAGTTGGCGCTAGAGTATCTGCATCTCTAAAGAATGGCCAGTTTACTTTTGAATTTGATACTACAAAAGCTGGAGGCACATATTTTTGGTCCCCAAGATAATTCTAAAATCCTAAAACCTTATATTTCCAATACCATATAATAAATAAAAAATATGAAATTAATTAAACCTGGATATGTAATTGTATCAGATATAAATAGTGAAAAAATTTTAAAAGGTATTGAATATGCAGGCAGAACTTGTTATAAATCAGAGGAAAAAATTACAGAAGAATCTGCAAAGGAATTTGTAAAAATGATTATTAAACGTGGTCATGAATCAGTTTTAGAACATGAAAAAATTACAATAAAAATAATTTGTGATCGAGGAGTATCTCATGAATTAGTTAGACATCGAATTGCAAGCTTTTCCCAAGAGAGCACTAGATATTGTGATTACTCAAAAGATAAATTTGATAATAAAGTATCTTTTATTATTCCTCTTTGGTTAGATTTAGAAGAAAATACTAATTATGAAATAACTGTTCCTTCTAAAGATCCTAAAATGATTTGGTTGCGTGCTATGTCAAGAGCAGAAATAGATTATTTTAGACTTATTGGTTTTGGCAAATGGTCCCCTCAACAGGCTCGTTCTATACTCCCTAATTCTTTAAAAACAGAAGTAGTTATAACGGCAAATCTTAGAGAATGGAGATTAATTTTCAAACAAAGGGCAGCAAAAGCTGCTCATCCTCAAATGAGAGAAATCATGTGTCCATTATTAGATGAATTAAAAACAAAACTTTCTATATTTTTTGATGATATAAATTATGATTAATTTAAGTAGAAAAACTTTCAAAAAATAAAAATTATGGAACAAATAGGTGCCGTACAATTAGGTAATTTAACTAATAAGAAATTTTTAACTGGAATAATCCCTGATGATTGGGAAGAAAAAGTTTATAAACATAATACATTTTGGACATCTAAATGTAAAAGAAACGACCAAGTAACTTCTGAAAATCATACAGAAAAACAAATAGAATTTGATAATATATGTAAAAAAATAAAAAAAGAATTTGGAGAATATTTAATGGAAATTTATTCAATTACATCAACAGGAATATATTTTGTGGTTTATTTAAAAAGAAAGCTTTCAAAAAAATGATTGAATTCTTTAAAAATATATACAATGCAGTATATGAAATACCCATATTTTATTTAGGAATAGAAGAAAAATATTGTAATATTTTTACTATATTATCTATAATTATTATGGTAGGAGTTTTATGTTACTTAATTAAGCTTATGTTAGAAGTTAAAAAAATGAGAAAAAAAAGAAAAAGTATAAAAAGAAATATAGATAAATCATTTGTTAGTCTCTTGGGGGATAAAAACAAAAATAAAAAGGAAAAAAATATTAGATAATAAGTAAAAAGAAGTAATTTTTTTGAATATATAAAAATGGAAAAATGGCACACATATAAACAAATTGTTGAAATATTTGGTATTTGTAAACAAACATTGAATAATTGGCGAAGAAATGGAAAAGAAATTTAATTTTTGTTATATAACTACTAATTTAATAAACAGAAAACAATATGTTGGGGATCATTCAACAAATAATTTAGAAGATAATTATTTAGGAAGCGGAACAGCCTTAAAAGGAGCTATTAAAAAATATGGAAAAGAAAATTTTGAAAATGAAATTTTAGAATTTTTTGAAATTAGAAATGAAGCACATTTAAATGAGAAAAAATATATTAAAAAATATAATACATTATCACCAAATGGATATAACATAGAACCAAATGGCGGTAAAAGACCTCTTAATGATAAAAGTTTAAATAAAATTTCAAAAACCCTGAAAGGAAGGCCCCTTTCAGAAGAATTTAAACAATATCTTCGTAAAATAAATTTAGGTAAAAAGCACACGCTTGAATCTAAGAAAAAAATGAGTATCGCACAAAGTGGTTCAAAAAATGGGTTTTATGGTAAAAAACATTCTATAGAAACCTTACAAAAATTACGGGATTTAAATTTAGGTAAAAAACATTCTACAGAAACCTTACAAAAATTACGGGATTTAAATTTAGGTTCAAATAATGCAATGTATGGAAAAAATCATAATGATAAAACAAGAAAACAAATATCGAATAGTTTAAAAGGAAGAAAACTTTCTGAAGAACATAAAAACAATATTAAAAAGGGACTATTAAATAAAAATATATGAAATTAGCACTCACAATAAATTCTTTCGATGCCTCAGAATTGTTATTTTCTTTAATTTCTGAAATCAAAAGTGAAGTTGATTATGTTTTAGCAATATATCAAAGAAAATCTTATTGGGGTAATCCAATGGCTAAAGAAGATATGGATGAATTAATTCGATTAAAGAAAATTGGGTTAATAGACGATATAATTGAATTCAAAGGTAATCCGTTAAAATATTCTAGAGAGCAAGAGTGTGATAAAAGAAATTGGGGTATTGCGTATGTTCAAGAAAAAGGTTTTACTCACGTCCTCAATATCGACGCTGATGAGTTTTATGACTTAGAACAATTTAAATGGGCAAAAAAGTTAATCAAAGAAAAGGGATATACTCATACATATTGTTCATATGTCAATTATTATAAAGATTTTGAACATTATTTGGTTTATCCATTTAGACCCGGAGTTCCGTTTATTCAATCCACGTTTTTTAGATATACTTATCAAGGTCCTGCTCCAATGCCCACAGATCCTACTAGAAGGATTTATAACCCTACTAATTTAGGAACCTATATATTTAAGGATGAAGAAATAAGAATGGGACATGCAGCATGGATTCGTAGAGATATTCGTAAAAAATTAGTTAATTGGAGCGCAAAAAATCACTTTAAAAAAGAATTAATTGATCAGGCCGTAGAAAGATGGGAAAATTGGAAAGGACCTGAAGAACCAGCTATCATGTTATTTAATGTTCCTAATTATAATGTAAAGGTTAAAAAATTAGAAAAGAAAATTCATAAATTTGAAGTACCCTGGTTTAAAAATGGTAAATGGGAATATAAAAAATAATATGTTTACTTATAATTATCTTTATATAATTACTAATTTAGTAAATGGTAAACAATATGTTGGATCTCATTCTACTAATAATTTAAATGATAAATATTTAGGATCTGGAAAATTAATTTTAAAAGCTGTTAAAAAATATGGTAAAGATAATTTTAAAAGGGAAATTATTAAAAAATTTAACGATATTTCAGAGGCTAGACATTTAGAAGTAATTTATATTAATAAATTTAATACACTTGTTCCTTTTGGTTATAATTTGCATCCAAGTGGTGGAAGTTATAAAGGAAGTATAAATTATAGAGGTAAAAATCATCCTTTATATGGTAGGAAACTTTCTGAAGAAATAAAAAATAAAATAAGTAAATCTGAAAAAGGAAAAATTATATCTAAAGAAACTAAAAGAAAAATAAGTAAAGCTAATAAAAATAAAATACCTTGGAATAAAGGAAGAAAGGGGATTTCTTTAGAAACTAAAGAAAAAATGAGAAATGCTAAAATTGGAATAGCATCTCCATTAAAAGGAAGAAAATTAAATAATAATCGAAAGAAAGAAATTAGTGAATCTTTAAAGGGAAGAAAATTATCAGATGAACATAAAAATAATATTAGTAAAGCAAACAAAGGAAAAATTTTATCAAAAGAAACAAAACAAAAAATTAGTAATACATTAAGAAAGAAAAGGTCCTTGGGAAATAGGAATAGGAAATAAAACTATGTAACTATGAAATATTTTATTACAGATAATGATGAGAAAAAAGAAGTCTCAAAAAAACATTATAATAAGATTAAGATAATGCACAAAAATGTACAACGTTTTTTTGTTTTATGTAAAGATTATGATCTGAATAAACGATATTCTGTAACTGGATTTGAGATAAAATTAAAAGGGATTGACATTCTCTATATAATGGATATAATTTATAAAGATAGAGATGACCCAACAAGAAATTTAGTTTTAAAAAACAATCTACTTTACTATACAAATCAAGGGAAATGTGTTGGATGGAATAGTTTATCTGGTTTCGTAAGTTTTACCTAATCCATAATCAACATAATGAAATATCTCAGTTTTAGCTTTATAATTGACAATTTTTAATATAACAGATAATCCACGTGTTTTCTTTTTATCAATTCTCATTACACACTTTGGAGATTCTAATCCAGGTATTCTATATAATGAATATGTATCCCATGTATTAATGACATGATCCGAATTTCCAAGTAGAGTACCTTCTTTACGTAATCTTTTATCAATATATACAGGTATGAATCCCA